ATTTCTGGAGTGTATTTAAATCTTGGCGCTTCAACTACAGCACAATTAAGAATACTTCAAACGTCACCTTTCATCGGAAACGAAGAAGGTTCAACTAATGAAGACTTCGTTGTGAAAATAGCTGGAACATTAAACTAAAGGAGACTTAAACTATGGCTATCTCAAGATCACAACTAGTTAAGGAACTAGAACCAGGTTTAAACGCTCTGTTTGGACTTGAATATAAACGCTATGAAAACGAGCATGATCAAATATTTGATAAAGAAACTTCAGATCGAGCATTCGAAGAAGAAGTGATGTTATCAGGTTTTGGTAATGCTTCTATCAAAGCAGAAGGTCAAGGTGTTACATATGATACAGCACAAGAAACTTTCACTGCTAGATATACGCACAATACTATAGCTCTTGCGTTTTCAATCACTGAAGAAGCGATTGAGGACAACTTGTATGACAGACTTGCGTCTAGATATACAAAAGCATTAGCTAGATCTATGGCGAATACAAAGCAAGTAACAGCTGCTAACGTTTTAAATAACGGATTCAGCTCTACTTACCCAGGCGGTGACGGTTCTGCGTTGTTCTCAACATCGCATGCAACTATTGCTGGATCATTCAGCAACACATTGGCTACTGCGGCTGACTTAAACGAAACATCATTAGAACAGTCTTTAATTGATATTGCTGCTCTAACTGATGAAAGAGGTTTAAAAATTGCAGCTCAAGGAATGAAATTAATTATTCCTTCTCAATTGCAATTTACAGCTGACAGATTAATGGCTTCTGCTGGTAGAGTTGGAACAGCTGATAATGATATCAATGCAATCAAAAACATGGGAATGATTTCTGGTGGTTACACTGTAAATCACTTCTTAACTGATTCTGATGCATTCTTCATTAAAACAGATGTACCAAACGGTATGAAATATTTCGAAAGATCACCGATTAGAACTTCTATGGAAGGTGATTTCGAAACTGGTAACGTAAGATACAAAGCTAGAGAAAGATACAGCTTCGGCTGGTCAGACCCTAGAGGTATTTTCGGCTCACCAGGAGCATAAAGACTTTCTTTATGGGGCGGGCTTGACTCGCCCCATAAATCAATATAAAAACATCTGTGAGAAGATGAAAATTTACCTAATAAAAGTATTCATAAATAGTATTAAGATCCAATTTACCTTGGAATCTGAACCCATAAACAATATAGAATCTTTACATCAGAAAGTACTTGACTTTCTGGGAAAAATGAGTAAAGAGCAAATAGAGAAATTAATTAATCGTAATCAGATTAGTAATTTCTTATATATAACCTATGAGGAGGTTGAGCGTGACATCATTGTCCCAATCACTTCTGGCCAAGAAAATAGACTTGGAATCACAGTGGAACAAGTCTTATCTTGAACAGGGTAGTATAACTACTGATATGCAGTGGTTAGACGTAGAGTTGAAGGAAGTCAAAAGACAAATTCTTCAACAGGATCTTGAAGTTGCTAGACAACAAAATAATGTTGTTTTAAGCGAAGATGAAGATCCAAAATTCATAGCTAGCTAAACTAGCTATATATTTGATAGAAAAGTGTGAGAAACTTATGCCATCTCTTGCTCTTTTTGAAAAATTAAGCTATATTTCAACTACTATACATTAACATCTAATGTAGACGCGTATAGTCGATAAGCCTAATAACTACATTGGATTATTTAGGAGGATAAACATATGGCAAAAACTACTTTCCAAGGAGTTGTAAGATCTTACGGCGGACAGAACAAAGAATCAAATGTGTTCGCAGGTACAGTTATTCTTTCAGCTAAAGGAATATTGACAGGAAACGTATCTACGTATGCTGCAATAAAAAATATTGATAACAATCAAAATATCGTGTTACCAGCTGGTGCACAAATTGTTGATGTTATTCATGCTGCTACTGGAGCTGCTAATAAAACTTTAAACATTGGTACAACTTCAACTGCTAGTGTTGCTGCTTCAACATCTATTGCTTCAGCATTAAGCGCTAATGGAGTACAATCTGCTCTTGCTACAAATAAATTAGGAACGGCTGCAACGGCTGCACAAACAGCTAACGTTACTATTTATGGTGCTGGTGTTTCTGGTTCTACTATTTCTTCAACTACTTCTGTAATTATAAATTACATTATTGTTGATAATGGTCAGCCAGGCGAAGTTAGCTAATTAATTTTTTAATAGAGCTCCTTCGGGGGCTCTATTAATATAAGGAGAAATTTATGGGTAGATATAAAGGCGATGTAAAACCGGTTAATACATCTGCAACAAATGCAATTTTATTTGCAGGTCCTACAAGACTTCGTGGATTTATGATCCAGTCTACAGGAAGTTCTGGATCAGCTGTAATTAATGGTTTAGCAACTGCTACAACAGTTAGTTCTTCAACTAATACACAAGTTTATTTACAAGTATTTGTTGGCGCTGGACAAACAGAAACATTAAACTTTCCAGAAGATGGTGTTCTATATGCAGGAAGAAATGGAACAGGAATCATTGATGGAGTTGGTGTAACAGCTAATAGTAGTGCATTAAATATTACGCTATTTATAGATAAATAGGAGAGTAGATGACTACCTCTGGAACTACAAGTTTTAATCTTGAACTAGATGAGCTTATTGATGAAGCTTTTGGACGTGTAGGTATTGGAGGAAGTAGATCAGGATTTCATTTAAGAGTAGCAAGAAGAAATCTTAATATTTTATTATCAGAGTGGGATAATAGAGGTGTTCATTTATGGAAAGTTAAACTTGCAACTGTTCCATTAGTTTTAGGTCAAGCTGAATATAGTTATTCTGCTGATCCTACAAATTATCCTGGCGATATTAATGATGTATTAGAAGCTTATGTAAGAAATAATACATCTCCAAATGCATCTCAACCTACTGATATATCTTTATCTAAAATAGATAGATCTGCTTACGCAGCATTACCAAATAAATTATCACAAGGAACACCTTCTCAATATTATGTACAAAGAACTTATCAACCAAGTATTTTCTTATATCAAACACCAGGTTCAGGATTCTCTAGCGCATCTACGCCAAGCAATTATCAATTAAGATTTTATTATTTAGCAAGAATAGAAGATGCAGGAAAATATACAAATACACCTGATGTTGTATTTAGATTTTTACCGTCTTTAACTTCAGGACTCGCTTACTATTTAAGTATTACTTATAAACCTGAAAAAACAGAGATGTTAAGATTAGTTTATGAAGATGAATTACAAAGAGCTTTAACAGAAGATGGTCAACGAACCTCGGTCTTTATATCTCCTAAAACTTATTATGGAGAAGGTATCTAATGACTACTTACGCCACAGGTAAGAAGTCTTGGGCGATATCTGATAGATCTGGCCAAAGATTTCCGTATGATGAAATGGTCACAGAATGGAATGGATCATTTGTTCATTATACAGAATATGAACCAAAGCAGCCGCAACTTGAACCAAAAATACCAGGCAATGATCCGCAAGGCTTACAAAATGCAAGACCGGATCGCGTAGAACCAGAATCTTTTATTTTATTACAATACAATCCATTTGTAGCAACATCAGGAAGTTCAACTATTATTGTTAATGAACCAGGTCATGAAAAATCAACTGGAGATACAATTGTATTTACAGATGTGGTAGGAGGAAATGGATTTACAAATGCTTTATTAAATACAACCGTTGCATTTACATTAACGGTAATCAATACAAATCAATACAGTATTAATGCAAATACAGTTGCAACATCAGGTGGTTTATTTGGAGGACCGCAAGTATCTGTAACACAATCTCCAATTCCATTACCTAATAATGCATTTAAAACAACTACAGGAAGCTCTACCATTAATGTAAGTGAACCTAGTCATGGTAAAGTAACCGGAAATACAGTTAGATTCTATAATGTTAACGTATTAAATGCTTTTCTATCTACTTCAGGATTTCAACAAACAGTCTTAACAACTTCAACTGGATATAGTATAACAGTTGTGAACGCAGACAATTATACCTTTGATGCATCGTCAGGAACTGGAACTTTTGACACATTAATTGGTGGAGGAAACGCAACAGTAGAAACTTTATAATATGGCACTTACATATTCACAACTTGTAACACAAATTAGAAACTATACAGAAGTAGATAGTAATGGATTATCAGATTCTACCGTTTCTGTAATTGTACAAAATACTGAAAATAGAATTTTTAGAGAATTAAATATTGATGCTTTTAGATTATATGCATCAGCAGCTACCGTTGCTGGTACTACAACTATTTCTGTACCATCAGGACTTCGTAATATTAGATATGTTGAAATGATTTCACCCGATGGTGAAATTTCTAATTTAGAACAGAAAGATAGTTCTTATATGGCAGAATTTAATAACTTTCCAAATTCTTCTACTTACTATGCAAAACCAAGAGTATGGGCAAACTGGAATGAAACTACATGGTTTGTAGCGCCAACTCCTAATACAACTTATACAATTAATATTGCTTATTATTCACAAGGAACTTCAATAACTTCAGGAAATTCAGCTACTTCAACTACTTATATATCTACTTATGCTCAAGATTTACTTCTTTACGGATCTTTAGTAGAAGCATATAAATACTTGAAAGGTCCTGATAATATGATACAAGTTTATGAACAATCATATCAACAAGCCAGAGAATCATTTGGTGTTGAACAAACAGGTAGAAGAAGAAGAGACGAATATGTTGACGGCGAACCTAGAGTTGTGGTAGATTCTCCGCCACCAGGAAAATAATAAGGAGTTAATATGGCAAATATAGTACCAGATAGTTTTAAAAACGAATTGTTTTTAGCAACACATAATTTTTCATCTACAGCAGGTAATACTTTTAAACTTGCTCTTTATACAACTGTAAGTGGTTTCTCTACAGGAACAACAAATTACATTACAACAAATGAAGCTAGCGGTACTGGATACTCTGCAGGTGGAACAACTCTTACAAATTTAGGATCAACGGTTGCTCAAAATATTTCTTTTGTAGATTTTTCTGATGTAACTTTCTCTACAGCAACACTAACAGCTTCTTGTTGTTTAATTTATAACAGCACACAAACTAATAAAGCCGTTGTTGTTTTAGATTTTGGTGGTAGTAAAACTTCAACTAACGGCGACTTTACTATTCAATTCCCAGCAGCTAATTCTACGAGCGCAGTTTTAAGAATTTCGTAGTAACTTTGCCATAAAAAATTATGGCTACAAATAATACTTGGGGTCAATATACTTGGGGTGCAGGTTCTTGGGGTGAACAAGCCACTGATGTAAATGTTTATGTTGGTGGAACTTACGATCCTACATGGGGATATCTTACTTGGGGATATGGACCTTATGGCGCAGCCACTCCAGATCCAAATTTAAATTTAACCGTTTCTGTTGGCACTGTTACAGTTTTAAATCAAGCTGTTGTAGCAGTAACAGGTAATGTATTAAATTTATCAGCAGGTACAGCAACTGTAGTTGCAAATGCTAATATTACTTCTACAGGAAATGAATTAACATTATCTACTGGAACAGCAACATCAGGCGCTGGTGTTTATGTTGTTACAACAGGAAATCAATTAACTTTATCTTCAGGTGATGTAACCGTTATTGCAAAAGGAAATGCAACTGTTGAAGTTACAGGTAATCAATTATCTCTATCTGTTAATGATGTTGCAGTTATTGCAAAAGCAAATGTTATTTTATCTTCTGCTGAACTTGGAATATCTACAGGAGAAGTAACAATAGCTGGTAAAGCGGTTGCAGAAATTACAGGTAATGTATTAACTTTATCCATTGGTAATGCAACTATTACTGGAAAAGCAAATGTAAATGCTTCAACAAATTTATTAGAATTTTTAGTTCAGAATCCAAATATAATATGTAATTCTATTACGGAAGCCGTTGTACCTGAAATATTAGATTTAGAAGCAGGTACTGTTAATATTGTAACTAATCAAATTATATCAGCGACTGGTTCTTCTGTTCAAATTGCAACAGGAAATGTAACCATTGTTCTTCCAGTTGTACAAGTTATTACCGGTGAACAATTAACTAATTCTGTAGGTGATGTAGATATAACTGGAACTGCTAATATTCAAACCGATGGTTCTTTATTATCTATTAATGTTGGAGATGCTACTGTTGTTGTAAATACTGAAGTTTTAGTTAATGGAAATGACTTAAATTTAGGTGTTGGAAATGTATCAGTAATCAATACAAATGTTATACAAGTTCAAGGAAGTTTGTTGACTTTAGAGACAGGAAGTCCTATTGTATATGGATGGGCACCAATAAATCCACCAACAGGACAAACTTGGAGCACTATAAATGCTACAACTAGTCAAGTATGGGTAAATTTACCATGATGACAAAACCTTAAAAAAGTGATAAGGAGAATTTAATATGGCAAGTACATTTAGTAATTTAGGTTTAAACTTACAAGCAACTGGCGAAAACTCCGGTACATGGGGAGCCATCACAAACGTTAACCTACAAGAAATAGATAATGCGATCGCAGGTGTTGTAACAATTACATTAACTGGAAATACAACTTTAGCATTCACAACAAATTCAACTTCAACAACTTACACAGACGAAGCAGGTAGAAATAAAACAATTATTTTAAATGGTTCATTATCTGCAACAACAGTTACAGTTACCGTTCCTAATATTGAAAAAGATTATGTCATTATAAACAATTCAGGTGGAACAGCTACGATTTCATCTGGTGGTTCAACAACAGTATCTATTGGAACAGGTTCTAAAAATTATGTTATTGTAGACCCATCTACAACTTCAGTTATTTCTGCAGTCCCAGCAGCAACTCCAGGTGGCTCTAACTATCAAGTACAATATAATAATAATGGTGCTTTTGGAGCTATTTCTAATGGTACTACAGGCCAAATATTAACATCAAATGGATCAGGTGCTACACCTTCTTTCCAAGCTAATACTGGAATTACAGCTGGAAAATCTATTGCATTAACTCTAGTTTTCGGATAATAATCAACAAGGAGAATAAA